TTAGCGAGTTCAGACTCAGCATCCAAGCCATGGATAGCTTTCAAGTCTTGCGCCAATTCCATTGTGTACTCAGCTTTCAACGCACGTGACTTAGCTGTCACAGTAGCCTTCTCAATTGAGAAGCCCATTTCTGCAAAAGCATTACCAGTGTTACCCAACGCTTCAGCGTCAGCTGTTGACATACCAGTACCAACACCAAATACATCTTCAACGTTGTCTGTATCAGCGTCCGCAGATACTTCAGCACCAACTACGTCACCCACTACAGATGATGAACCACCACCCTGTGAACCAGTACCTGAGAATGAAGTGTTAGCCTCATTAAACAATGCTTCGTTAGCATTACCTGGAGCCTGCGCAACACCATTTGATGCATACTTAGAACGCATTGCAAAGATCAAACCTGTTGGACCTGACATTGGCTGAACACCAGCAATATCATAAGCAATCAGGTTAGGCATAGCACGACGAACAAGAGAGATCAAAATTGGATCCCAAGTTCCAACGCCGCCACCGCTAATGTTGTTAGCAGCAGTTTCAGACAAGAAGTTAGCTTGTCCACGCTCTTCAACAAGTGCTTTTTCTTGGTTTTCAAGAATAACAGCTGTTACAGCTTTCTTATATTTGTCTTGAATTTCTGGAAGATCGGCGTGCTCGAGAATCGGGCTCCACTTCTCAGAAATAGTTTCAGAACCGAACATTTATAGTTCTCCTATATTTACTTTTGTGATTTAGCAATAGCTTCGAGGTACTGTTGCATCAACGGAGATGAAACAACTGGTGTATCACCTTCATCTGATTCTTGTACTTCTTCCGCAATTACGGTTTCTTCGGCAGGAAAATATGATTCTTTGATAGTAGCGACTTTCTTAGCGAAAGACTCTTCTGAATCATAATCTACATTCTCAGCCAACTTAGCGAGCTTCTCAGCCTGAGCTACAGTAAGTCCTTCAGAAACTTCAGCAATAACTGCTTCACGCTTCAAAGTCTGTACAGACTCTGACAACTTGATGTTGTCTTCAGTAACTTTACCGATTTGTCCCTGGAGTTCTTCTACTTGCTCAGCAAGTGCATCAACCAGGTCAACCTTAGCTTCAGGTACTTGGATGTAGTGCTCGGTGAACACAGACTTCAGAGCAGCCATAAAGTCTTCAGCGATTTCCGTACGGAGACCGTTTTCAACTGCAAGCTGGTTATCTTCCATCCACTGTTCCACGACGTAGTTTAGGTAACCATCGACCTTCTCTACTAGATCATCTTTGATCTGTGAAGTAGCTTCTTCTAACTTCTCTTCATATTGCTCTTCCAGACGCTCTACTTCGTCCGCAACTTTTGTAGTAAAAGCAGCTTCAAAAATAACAGCAGCCTTTTCACGGAAGCCTTCTGAAAGTGTAGCTTCAGAATCTACCAATGCATCGAGATCTTCTTTGAATTTTACATTACCCTGTTGGGCCGGTTCGTCCTTCGCATTCAGCTTATCACCCTTACGGGCTGGCTGACGCTTAGTCTTATCGGAGGCTTGATCAACTGATGCTACAGACTTCTTCTCTTCATCAGGAAGAGTTTGTTCTGCAGCTTCTTCAACAGCCTCAATGTCTTCAACGATCTCTTCGTTTTGATCTTCATATTGATCAGACATTAGACACTCCTTATATAAGTGTTATAGTTTCGAGAGAAAATCTTTAAAAATCTTCATCTGTGCTTCGGCTAACCGAGGAGATGGAGTTCGTTTGATTTCAGTCTCATAAGCCTCAATTTCTTGCGCCTTCAAGATGCCATTATCCCAGACCCATTCGACTCCTTCCATAATTCCATTAACGAAAGCATCAGGAGCTGATGGGTCTTGAACGATGTCTACGGTTGATAACATAAAGTCATCTTTAACGTAGTTAACACCTTCTCTTTGCTCAAGACTACCCATACCACGACTTGAAACGCCCACCTGACAACCACCATCGAGAAGACCTTTCACAATCTGTCCCATAGGAGTCTCTAGGATTTGGGCTTTTCCGATCACATTATTACCATTCCATTCAAGGGCAGTAATGCGATGCGAAAC